AGAATTGATCTATTAAAATTTATTTTAGATTCAAAAATTAAATATAACTGGGATTATAGTCAACGATTAGCAGAAGTCATGAATCATTTGAATAGAAAACAACAAAAAGAATTAGTACAAACATTTCTTATTTATTCATGGGGATTAGATAGAGTTCGTAATGAACACATATATAATGTCATTCCTGAGTTAAAAGATAATGTACAATTGGATGAGAATGTGGTATAATAAGCCAGTTAAAAGGAGTTTTATATGAGTATTATGGATAAATTAAAGAAGAACAGTAAGGTCAAAGAATCAGAGATCCTTGCAGAATCAAAGTTCTTCAACGAAAAAGATATGGTACCAACACCAGTACCTATGCTCAATGTCGCATTATCTGGTTCAATTGATGGAGGTTTGGCACCTGGCCTCACAGTACTTGCAGGTCCATCAAAGCATTTTAAAACATCATTCGCCCTTATCATGGCTGCAGCATATATGAAAAAATATCCTGAAGCTGTGATGCTGTTTTATGATTCAGAGTTTGGTTCGCCACAGTCATATTTTAATCAATATAATATTGATACTTCTCGTGTACTCCATACTCCTATCACAAACGTTGAAGAGTTGAAGTTCGATATCATTGCACAGCTCGAAGAGCTTGATCGTGATGATAAGGTGATTATCGTTATCGATTCGGTTGGTAACTTAGCGTCGAAGAAAGAGTTAGATGATGCTATCAGTGAAAAGTCTGTAGCAGATATGTCACGTGCTAAATCACTTAAAGGTTTGTTCCGTATGACCACGCCATATCTAAATATGAAAGACATCCCGCTAATCGCTGTCAATCACACATACATGGAGATTGGTTTATTTCCTAAGGCAGTTGTTTCTGGTGGTACGGGTATATACTACTCTGCGGACAATATTTGGATTATTGGTCGTCAACAAGACAAAGTTGGTACCGAGATCAAAGGTTATCACTTTGTTATCAATGTAGAGAAGTCACGCTATGTTAAAGAAAAGTCTAAAATTCCTATTTCTGTTAGCTGGGACGGTGGTGTCTCCGCTTATAGCGGTTTGTTGGATGTTGCTATGTCTGGTAATTACGTTGCTAAGCCTTCTAATGGTTGGTACTGTCGGGTGGATCGTGACACTGGAGAGTTGGTGGATCCAAAAGTTCGAGAAAAAGAAACCCTCGAAGAATCGTTTTGGTTACCGATTCTAGAAGAAACAGACTTCAAACAATTCGTAAAAGATAAATTCATGATTGGTGGAGACATTAGTAATGAGCTCGATATCGAGGAAGCATAAAGAGAATATAACATATCAGTTAATTCCTGGACCAGATCATGAACAAAACTGGCACATTCGAATTACTGATGGTGTATTTAATGAAACTGTTGTACAGATCGGAGCTATATCATATAATGATATAGACGAAGGTATATTAAACTACAACTTCTTTCTCGTTGAAACTCCGGATAATGAATTGACAATTGACAATCCGGATCTTCAACAAGAAGTGGGTGAGATATTAGAAGAGATAATTAGAGAAGCCATTGAAAGCGATGATGGTTCAATTCAGATTAGGGAAATGAAATGAAGATTTTAGTATGTGGTTTACCTGGTAGCGGTAAGACTACACTTGCTAGACCATTAGCAAACTTGCTTGGTGCTGTACACATCAACGCAGACGAAGTAAGAACAAAATACAATGATTGGGACTTTACACCTGAAGGTCGTATTCGCCAGGCACAGCGTATGAGATATTTGTCAGATGGTGTCGTCATGGCAGGTAAGATTGCTGTGACAGATTTTGTAGCACCAACAGATAAGGCTCGTGAGGCATTTGCACCAGACTATGTTATTTGGATGGACACTGTCAATAAGAGTCAATCAGTCAACGGTCCTGCTGCAAAAGGTAGTACCTTCGAACAAACAGATAAGATGTTTGAAAAGCCAATACGATGTGATTATCATGTTTCAGATTGGTTTGAAGACACTCATGCACAGCTATTGCCAATTATTAAAAATTATATGGAAAGGAAACAATAATGGAAGTATTACTTCTACTAGCAGCTGGAGTTGCAGCTCATGAATATTTAAAAGAACCTGAAGTGGTAATTCCACCGGCTGAAGTACGTATGCAAACAGAAATGGTATTACCTACAGGTGAAAAGCAATTGCTAGCATCAATCGATTGGTCAAAAGCTGGTAACTTTAGACAAACCTCTAGTACAAATAATGTAGAATGGGTGATTATCAGTGAGTAAATTTGATCCATTAAATCCTACAGTACAAATGTTGGGCCGCTGGCAACCATGGCATGATGGTCATACAGAACTCTTCCGCCGGTGTCATGCTATGACGGGTCAGGTTGCTATCATGATTCGTCAAGTACCAGAAAAACGTGAAGCCAACTCTCGTGTACCTGGTCAAGATGATAATCCATTTGATATTGAAACAGTCAAACAAAATATTACTGTTGAATTAAAAAAAGAAGGGTTTACAATCGATGAAGATTTTGTTATAATGGTGGTACCAAACATCGTTGACATTGGTTATGGTCGTGGTGTTGGTTATACATTTACAGAGCATGATCTTGGTGAAGCCATTCATAATATTTCAGCTACCAAGATTCGTAAGCAAATGAGAGAAGAAGGTAAACTTGAAGATCGCTAGATTTAATCTATTTCCTAATGATTGTTTCAATACAGAACTAGATGGCATTAACAATGATAATATTGCTAAGTATGCATATGAGTTAAAAGCATTAGATAGTAAAGGTGTTGGAAAACCGGCTGAAGATGGATGGCAAAGTGATGACATCATTTCACCTCCATTTTATTATGAAAATCTAATGAAAAATATCTGTGAAGCTATGGATGAAGTTTGTGCACAGCTGCAGCTTCCTCCAGTACAACTTTACAATACGTGGATCAATATTAATCCGCCTAACACGTATATTGATTTGCATACGCATGATAATGCTCTTTTTTCTGGAGTGTACTATATTAAAACTCCAGAAAATTGTGGCAATATTGTTTTTAAAAGAATGGATAATGCGCGATATTTTATGCCACTGATCAGTGGTCCTAATAACTTTCTCTCAACTAAATCTGAAGTAAAAGGTAAAGAAGGATTATTATTGATTTTTCCGGCATGGTTACACCATCAGGTTCTCTTAAATAAGAGTAAGGAAGATCGAATCTCTATGTCATTTAATTTTGGAGCACCACTTGCAGACAAATCTTGAACAAACTATACTACGTAATCTGTTAACTGATGAGAAGTACATGCGTAAGGTACTTCCATTTATCAAACCTGATTACTTCGAAGGTATCTATCGTATATTATTTAAGGAAGCTGGTAAGTATGTGGCAAAATACAATCGACTTCCAACCAGTGAATCATTTAAGATTGAACTTGATCAAACAGATCGATTATCTGGAGAAAACTATACAGTAGCAGTAGATATTCTGCCACAACTCTTTTCTTCTGAATCAATCGATGAACAATGGTTATTAGATACTACTGAAAAGTGGTGTCAAGATCGCGCTATCTATAATGCTATTATGGAATCTATATCGATTATTGATGGTAAACACGAATCGCTAACTAAGGGTGCGTTACCTGATCTTTTGACTAAAGCATTAGGTGTAGCTTTTGATACAAATGTCGGACATGACTATGTTGAAAACCAAGAAGAAAGATATGAATTCTATCATAAAAAAGAAGACCGTATTCCTTTTGATCTCGAGTATTTTAACAGAATTACAAAAGGAGGTGTCCCGAGTAAAACTCTTAACATTGCTCTTGCTGGTACTGGTGTCGGTAAATCTTTATTTATGTGTCATGTTGCTTCGTCAGCTCTCGTAGATGGGAAGAATGTATTATACATTACCATGGAAATGGCTGAAGAAAGAATAGCAGAACGAATAGATGCGAATCTCTTAAATGTACCTATCGATCAATTGACTACCTTATCAAATGATATGTTCAGAACAAAGGTGGAAGAAGTTGCACGTAAAACAAATGGTCGTCTTATAGTAAAGGAGTATCCTACTGGTTCTGCCCACGTTGGGCATTTTAGAGCTCTTTTAAATGAACTTAAATTAAAAAGACAATTTGAACCAGATATTATCTTTATCGATTATCTCAATATTTGTTCTTCATCTCGGATGAAAGGAATGGGTGGTGCAATCAACTCATACACGTACATTAAAGCAATTGCTGAAGAGTTACGCGGTCTTGCGGTCGAATTCGACGTACCGGTCTTCTCTGCAACGCAGACGACTCGTTCTGGTTATAGTAACTCAGATGTTGGGCTTGAAGATACGTCCGAGTCTTTTGGATTACCCGCTACAGCAGATCTGATGTTTGCTCTCGTTTCTACTGAAGAATTAGAGAAACAAGGTCAAATGATGGTTAAGCAGTTGAAGAATAGATATAATGATCCTACATCAAATCGTAGGTTCGTGATAGGGGTAGATAGATCTAAGATGCGTTTGTTTGATGTCGATGAAAATCAACAAGATCTAACAGATGATACACCGGTATTTGATAAAACAGAGATGAATGATCAGATGTCAAAATTCAAGGATTTTAAACTATGAATCGAAGCACGTGGTTAATACAAAAAATTAAAGAAAATAATTACAAAGTTGGTGCAGAAATTGGTGTTCAACTAGGTAATAATCTATTTAAAATTGTCGATAATTTGCCAAATTTAGAAATATATGCCATCGATATTTGGTCTGACAAACGGGTTAGATTTGACGGTACTAAAGATTTGACTAATATATCTCCTAATCCAGCTTATAGACATGTTAAAAGTAAAAGTTTACAGATTGAAAATCCTGAACGTTTACATATTATAAGAGATTTTTCGCATCAGGCATATAAAAAGTTTGAAGATGAATCTCTAGATTTTATATTTATTGACGCATCACACGTGTATGAAGATGTGAAGAAAGATATTGAATTATGGTATCCTAAAGTCAGAGAAGGTGGATTGATTTCAGGTCACGACATTAATATGAAAGGCGTGTTGAAAGCAGTTAGTGAAACTATAAATAATTGGGCTAAAGCTGGACACGATAACGTATGGTATAAGATAAAATGATAAAGTTACACGATTATTGGGGATCAGACGAATATTCTAATAGGAGAGCAGAAGTCATGAAGAATGTCCATGGCTTCTACGTTGAAATGTATAAAGACGATATTCTTATAGAAACTAAAGAATTATATGAGCATAGCGAAAGTTATGCCGAAGATGCTGCAGAAAATTATGTGATGGGAATTCTTAATCCATGAAAATAGATGTAATTAGTTATCGTGATGATAGTGATGGCGGTGGATCTGTAGATCTTGATTTAGATAATGAAGCTATTCAGTATCTTATTGATAAAGGTTTTAATTCACTATTGAAAGATGCTATTGAACTTATGAAGAATGAGACAGAAAATGAACGTAAAACTAATTAGCTATTCACAAGGAGGAAAGAATGAAAGTCTCCAGGACATCATTGCGTATACAGCCCGTGTCTCGAACCCCTCGAACCAAAATAACTCAGAAACCTCGGAAAAATTATTACGATATCTCATCAGAGAAAAACATTGGTCGCCTTTCGAGATGGTTAGCGCTTGCTTAGAGATAAATACTACTAGAGATATTGCTAGACAATTATTAAGACATAGGTCGTTTTCATTTCAAGAATTCTCTCAACGTTATGCAGATCCAACTGAGGATCTTGCATTCACTTTAAGACAAGCTAGATTACAAGACACTAAGAACAGACAAAATAGTATTGAACTACAAGATATGATGGATAGTGATGAGCGAGTTACTATGGAACTCGAGTGGTTACAAAATCAGGCTGAAGTAGTTAATGCTGCAAAGAAGGCATATGGATGGGCTATCGAAAATGGTATCGCTAAAGAACAAGCTCGTGCAGTTTTGCCTGAGGGTATCACAAACTCTCGACTATATGTCAACGGAACCATTCGGTCCTGGATCCATTACATCGACCTTCGTTCTAGACATGGAACACAGAAAGAACACATCGAGCTCGCGAAAGCCTGTGGAGAAGCTTTAAAACCTATCTTTCCTATGATAGAGGAATTTTATCATGATTGAATTTTATAACGAAGATTGTAGTTGTGATTTTCTCTCTAAAATCAAATCAGCAACTATTGTTGAAGAGCCTTGGCGTTATTTAGTAATGGATGACATGTTGTGTCAATCTTGTTTTGACAAAGTAATGATTGAAGTTAATAAGGGTTTAAAATATGATTATCTCGATTTAAACTTAGATCATGAAACAAAATTAGTTAAAAAAACACATCATCCAAATCATAGACCTTCAGAAATATTTGGTCATGAAGATGCTCCTCGTGAAGAAATAACAAAATTTAGAAGTGATCAGCATTCTCAGCAATTACTAAATTCTCTAGAATATGTTTACGGCCTGTATCCAAATTATAGAAAATATGATAGTGTATTTGTTTATCCATCAATAGCACAAATTAAAAATGGATTATCTTGGCACGTGCATGATGATGAAGTAACTAAGAATTGTACTTTAATTATATACTTAGATCCAAAGGAAAGTACTGGAACCACGATTTACAGCACTGAAACTGACTATCATCATACTATAGAATGGAAACCAAATAGAGCCACACTATTTTGTCCACAGCAAGGTGTAACGTGGCACGCTTATCGCAGCTCATCAGAAACAAGAACATCTATGTCTTTCTTTGCTACGAAAAACCCATTACACAATCAAGAAGAACTATACGCTAAGTACGGCAATGGAAATGGTAGCTCACATTGGGGAATCGTATTTGATTATATCTCAACAAAAAAATGTGTAAAATATTTCAATTAAATGCGTTTTTAACATGTACAAACCTGTTTTTTTATGGTAGAATAGAACCATAATTAAAGAGGAGCTAATTATGAGATATACAGTTTTACAGGTTACTAAGCAGTTTCGTGAAGATCCACAAAACTTTGAGGCAAGATTTACGGGTGATGTTGATCCTGTATTTTTCTTGAAAGCATATAAAGAAGTTGCTGCCATTGAAGCTAAGGATCTTAACGAGGTATTTGAGATTGGTAACATTGGACCAGAAGAAAAGATCGAAAGACTCGATCGTATGCATTCTATTTCTGTAGGTGATATTATTCGTGACGATCATAATCGTTGTTTTGTAGTTTCACCAGTTGGGTTTAAACGTTTAGGTGAGGAAGTTGCATGATTTTAAATTATGACACAATGGATTTTGAAGAACCAAATTATAAATTCAATGAACGTGAGTTGATTGAAGAGTTTCAGGACTATATCGATTCTACATATCAAGGACATTACTCGAAAGATAAATTCCAAGCCACCGAGTTTATTATCGACGGTGGTCATGGAACAGGTTTTTGTATCGGTAATGTATTGAAGTATGCTCAACGATATGGTAAGAAGGGTACTGATGATGATGCTAGAAAAGATCTAATGAAGGTATTGCACTATGCACTGATTCAGCTGTATGTGCACGATTCTACCAAGTAGCAGTAAGCTGTCCCTTCACGACGCTTTTGCATTTCCATTGGATAGGTTTATAACCCTGCATATGACGATGTATGTCCTCGGACATTTCTAGTGCCCGAACTTGACATTGCTCATATGATTTATATGGGCCACGTTGATCTTCGAGTACTTTACAATAACTCGGATCCCATACATGACATGCCATTACAAGCGCAATGAACAAAACGCAACTCCTTCTTTAATCTTCATAGTCTTTCTATCGAGCTCAGTTTGCTTATATGGTTCATATCTTTCAACCATTTCGTAAGCATACGCGCTAAAGATTAAACACCAAAGCAAATATGCCATTATAATCCAAAACAGATATATCATACTGCTTGCGACATTACAAATATAAGTGCGCCGCCGGCAAAGATAATAACTCCACCAATAATAGCAATCATCTTCATCTGTTCCCAGAATTCCGCTTCTTCTTTTCTTTTTTGTATTGCAGCGAGTCGTGCAGCTTCTTTTGCTTCTGCAATTCGCCTTGATCTTTCATCAATAATACCTTGCCAAGTTCCCGGGCCGAACCGAAGATCAACAAGATTTCTCATCTCTTGCATTTTTTCTTCAGCGAGTTTGGCATCAATCATTTCTTGTGCTACGTTATTAATTCCAAATTGATCTGCTAATCCGAGTTTTGATTTCTTGTTTCTACCCTTTTGCACATCTTCAGCTCCACGAAATAATCCGTCGATTGCACCTGCTATTTCACCTACGTCTTTTGCTGTATCGATATTTGATTTTATGAAATCGACACTCGCCTTTACGAGTGAGATTCCTGCTAGAATCTCTGCTACTGGCATCTTGATCTACCTTTGCTATGGTTAGATAGATGTAATTCAATTTTATTATGAAACTCACTCTCAACTATATTTATATAATCTAGTATGTACAACGTATAATAATTGTGGTATAATAGGATTATAAATAGAAATGATTCAGTGAAGCTGGATGGATGTAGACTGGACGTGGGGGCAGTACCCACCGCCTCCACCATAAACACATTTGGAGTATATTATGATAAAAAGATTTTTGAACTCAGATTTTTTAGATAATACCATAGGGTTATTGATAGTTCTAAGTTTATTTGGATATATCATATTTTTGGTAAGTGTGTTTATGATGGGGGCGAAATAGGATCGACAGATACGTGAAGGCAGTGGAGAATCAAAAAAGTAAATGCAAACGATAACTTTGCTCCTGAGATGCGCCTAGCGGCATAATCTCTGGGCCCGCAGGAGCCTCGAAACAGAATCCTGCAACTTATTCAAAGGAGATAACATGGCACCTAGAAATCACAAGACCTGGTTAAAGAAGCCTAATGTAGAATACATTAGTAGTGAAATCTATCATTCTCATGCAATCTATAAGCAAGAGCAAGAAGATATTTTTAGTAAAGTGTGGGTACCTGTATGTCATATGTCAGAGATGTACAATAAAGATGATTATCGAATCATGACAATCGCAGGTGAAGAGGTCATTGTATGGAACACAGGTGATGGTGTCGAGGCAGCAATCAATCTCCAAATGAAAGGACCGAGAGGTAACTTTCATCTCATTCATAAAGGTTGTGGTAAAAAACTACATTGTGAAGTCAAGCACGGTCAGATGGTATGGGTCACACTTGATCCAAACCCAAAACATACTGTAGAAGAGTGGACAGCAGGAGCGTTTGATTGTATCGCAGACGCAATTGATACTGAAGAGCTTGAGGTATTTCACTACCATAAAGCGATTATAGATACTAACTATAAACTATGGCATGATACTAACTCAGAATTCTACCACGACTTTATGCATTACTTTAACAGAGTGTCAGGATTCAACGATGAATATTTCGCACGAAAGAATATTCCTTTTGATAACGGTCATGTTAACGTTAGCAGCTTTACTGTTAACTATGAAGAGTATGATGGATTTGAAGATCGCGGGGAACTATCTTTTCCCAATCTGCCGCCCAACCAGTGGTACATGGTCGATCTCTTCCCAGGCTTTAACTTCAACCTTCGTGGTTCCGCCTATCGTTCAGACACAGTAACACCACTTGGTCCGAATAAAGTACTGATCGAATTTAGAGGTTACGGTTTACGCAAAGATACGAAAGAAGAAAGAGAAACTCGTATCAAGCATCATAACTCAATATGGGGACCATTTGGTCGTAACTTACACGAAGACCTGATCGGTGTGGCGGGTCAAGGGACTACAATGCGCGAAGGCACTGAAAGTCGTAATATCTTACATGGTCGACATGAGAATGGTACAATCCATGATGAAGTCGGTATGAGGCATTATTACGAAAAATGGGGTGACTTTATGGGTGTGAGTCCTACAATGACAAAGGCAGCATGATGGCTGAAGAAAAGAAAACTGGCGTTGTGGTAAAACAAGACCATAATGAATTCGAGTTGATGTTAAGATTTTTGGGTAATGAACTTATCGCGATCAGATTAGCTGCAACAAATTTCAACGGTAAGTTGATTATGTGGAGCATCGTTCTCATGATTTTTACGTTTATGATCATGGAGGTGTTCGGGCTTAGCGCTATGCTTGGATTCGGCGATATGTACGATGAAGGATAAATTTAGCAGAGAATTATTAATCGCATTTCTTTTAAGCGTGAGTGTAATACTATTCTCTAACATCGCTTTCAGTGAACCGAAATGGGTAGAAAAACCTATACAATGCGCATCACCAGAAGAAGTATTTGCTCGACTTGATCGAGATAATCTTATGCCTCTCTTTACTGCAACTGGAAATGCAAGAGTAGAAAATAATATGTACTCAAAGTTATATGGTTTTCTTTATAACGAAGAGAGTAATTATTGGGCATTCATAGAATTTTTTGACGAAGAAACAGTGTGTGTTATTGTTGTAGGTGAAGGTGTAGATTTTGACGTTACACCGAAAAAAAATTCATTTTAATGCGTTTTTAGGGTTTACAAAGCTTCTTTTTTATGGTATAATATACCTATAAAATAAAGAAGGAGCAAAATATGTCAGCAGTTTCAGCAAAACCCCTTTCACCGAAAGGTCTTCGTAAGTTTATCTCATCATTACCAGCAGATAGACGTCGCGAATCGATTGAGCGTCAGCTTCGTCTGCTTCCACGTTGGATCATGGAAGAAGTTGCTCGTACACATCCAAGTGAAAAAGTAATCAAGCATCTTGAAGCTTGTCTTAAAGAAGTTCGTTTACTTGCTTTAGTAGAAAATTATGGGAGTGCTAAATAATGCCTATCATCGCTGGAATTATCTTTATGTTAGTTATGGCTTCATTACCAATATTGTTGTTCATCTAATGGCGCATCAAAGTGAAATCATAAATACTCGTGGCCACCATCTTGTGGGTGTAGTTTGGCCAGTTATCGGTAGTAAAGGAGACAAATATCGTGTCGAAATGGTCGAAACTGGATTCGAGTGTGATTGCATTGCATATCGCAAGTGTAAGCACATCAAAGCTGTCGAAGAAAAAATCGTTTTTGAGTAAACTTTTCGGTTTACTTTCGTGGAAAAATAGGGTATAATATCCTAGTCAAATTGAAAAAGAGGTTTATATTATGGCACATTTAGTAGAAACAATGGCATACGCAGGTGAAGTTCCATGGCACGGTCTTGGTGTACCTGTATCAAATGATCTGACACCAGCACAGATGATGGAAAAAGCTGGTCTTGACTGGAAAGTACGTGAGCTTGAGTCATTCGTTGACTTTGATGGTAAGCGTCTACCTACTGGTCAAAAGTCACTTATTCGTGAGACTGACGGTCGTATCTTAACCAACGTCGGCGAAAACTGGAATCCAGTACAAAACGAAACTGCATTCGAGTTCTTCTCAGAGTATGTAATGGCTGGTGACATGGAAATGCACACAGCTGGTTCTCTCAAAGATGGTCAAATGGTATGGGCTTTGGCTAAAGTCAAAGAATCATTCGAGTTGTTCAAAGGCGATCAAGTCGACTCATATCTTTTGTTCTCGAATCCACATCAATATGGTAAGTCTATCGACGTTCGTTTTACACCGATTCGTGTAGTGTGTAACAACACATTGACTTATTCTCTTGAGTCTAAGTCTGAGCGTTCAGTTCGTGTCGGTCACCGTGTAGAGTTTGATGCTTCTTTCGTAAAAGAGCAACTTGGTATTGCTACTCGTATGATGAAGTCATACAAAGAAGTTGCACAATTTCTTGGCACAAAGCGTTATACACAAGATAACGTTATCGAGTTCTTCAATACTGTATTCCCACGTACAGCAGACAAGCGTGTACAAGATAAAGCACTTTCTGTTGACACACTCTCTCGTAACGCTAAGTTCTGCTATGATGCGCTCGATGTGCAACCTGGTACTCAGTACGCTGAAGGTTCGTGGTGGCAGGCATTTAACGCTGTAACCTTTGTTACTGACCATGTACAAGGTCGGAATGCCGATAATCGTCTCTACTCTAACTGGTTTGGCGGAAATGATATTCGTAAGCGTAAAGCCATGGATAAAGCAATTGAATATGCGGAGGCAGCGTAATGAAAAAGACTGTAATTAAAAGAACCATTTTTACTATTCCTCTTTTAGACGTGCCATCAGGTAGAGCATATAGCGATAGAAAAAACGAAGAAGGTTATTTAACAACTAAGCCTGAAAATATGCATACAACTACACGATATGCAAATAAACCTTCACAGCTGGCTTTTTATTATATGCTATTTCATAAAATTGGTCCACAACTAAAAGGATCGCTGAAACACAAAAAAGATCCAGGACAATCAATACCGCTAAGCGGTTGTCCTGAACAAGTTCGCGAAAAAGCTTATAAAAAATTCTTAAGCCTGTCTAAAAAAAGAAATGATAGAAAAAACTGGTATTTGGAATTGGAGGCAGCGTAATGAAAAAGTATATCTTAGCTCTTGCCATGTTACCTAGCATGGCGAGTGCACAAACAGTAACAGATGTTACAAAACAAGTTATCAATAAAACACCATACCAAGTCGAGGTTTGTACTGATCAAGCAGTATCAGGTGATAAGACACGAGATGCGGTAGTCGGTGCCATTATTGGTGGAGCCTTAGGTAATAATATCAAAGGTGAAGAAAATGGTGGTGCTATCGGTGCCATCTTGGGTGCCATGGCTGGTCATGCAAATAGTGATGCAACTGGTGGTACACGTCGAGTGTGCTCAGTAGAAACACGTTATAATGAAGAGATCATGACAGTCTATTCTCATAGCATCGTCACCTTTATGCATGAAGGCAAACAATACTCCTTAAAATTCCAAAAATGAGGTCATAATGGATGTAATGCGTAGTGTTGCGAGAGATACTAAGGCTATGAGTCTTGGTCTCACTCGCATTCAAGAAGAAATCGCCTTTTGGGAAAATAAACGTAAAAAAGTCAGGTCAGTAAAACAAAGACTAGAACGACTTTATGAGGCACAAAGACACCTCATTGAAAACCCTAAGGCGTCAGACGATTTAGTTAATGAATTAAGGAAGATTCAAAATGAAACAACATAGCATCGATCAAACCGCAGCATGGGCTAAAAGCTGGGGTATGAAAGGATTTGAGCATCTATATCCTGAGAATCGTGATAAACAACGTATGTATGCAGTGCGTCAGTGGAACGAAAGGAATAGAGATAAACTAAATAATGACCAGAACCCTAGTAGTAGTCACACACCACGGAGATAAATGGAAACTAGAAATGCTGTGTAAAAGCATGTCAGCATTTCTAGATACGTGTGATGTACATATAGTATATAATGAAATCAAAAGTAAGTATGACGAATGGTGTGAATGGTTTGAAAAAATCAATTCGTCATACTTAAAAAGATTTAGTGTAACTACGTGTCAAAAAAAGATTGATGTAAATTCTGGTTGGATAAGCCAGCAGATATTAAAAATCTTAGTAGCAAAGGATATACGAACTCCTGAATATGTACTATTAGATAGTAAAAATTTCTTTATAAAAAAATCAAATATAAATGAAATAGTTAATACAAACCCAGCTGATGGTTGGTTAAAACTCGATCAAGTACAATGGGCAAAGCTTTGTTGCGAAAAACTAGGGTTAAAATTACAATTATATTTAAGAACAAATGACACACCATATGTTTTAAAAACTGATGTAGCTAGAAAGCTTGTAAGAGAATTTGGAACTGATAAAGATTTTATTGATTGGTTTGACACTATATCAATAAGAGCATATATTAGTCCAGCAGAATTTATTTTATATGAATTATTTGAAATAAAAAGCGGTAATAGAGATACAACTGGTGTAGATACCGGGAATAATACAACATTATGGTCATATCAAATGTATGATTATAATATGGATTTACAGCAATTAGTTGATTATATAAAATTTAGATCAGAAAAATATAATGTAAATATTAGTGGATTTCATAGAAGTTTACATGATCTATTATCACAGAAGGATATAGAATATATATTGCATGCACTC